CCAGACTCTGGACAGTACATACCAGCTCTGACATCTCCGACGATTCCCTTTTTGGGAGATCAACCTGGAATTAGTGCTTCAGGATCACCGGCGTCAGAGACTTCCCCAGCAACAACCCAATGAAAAACGCAGCAAATACAAGAATTATAGTCTCTTTTGAAATTTTTTCAAGCATATCAACCGACTGATTCTGAGGATGGAAAACACGGGGACCCGGATCATAATACGAGCGTGCGTCGTGCTGCTGAGGATGCTCCTCGGCCTCGACCTCGTCCACGAGCTGCTGCTGCTGGGGGTCGTCGTTCGTCTCGGTCATCGGAAACATCGGTCTCGCCGGACTCGGATCGAACATCCGGTCCATTACTTTCAGAGTCACTGCTACTTTTATCTTCAACTATGAATCCAGCGAGGTTCCCCTCCTGATCAGCATCACTCTCACTTGAGATATCCTCCGTGTCATAGGATACCTCAGATGAAACGCTCCCAGATTCATCAGTGTCGTAGTCGTCATCGGCGTAATCATCCTCACACACCTCCTGTGGTGTGTAACGCTCTGGAGCCTTGACGGTGCGACCGGAACGCGTACGGGTCGCTGGCTTACTACTGACCGTGACTTCTGGGGTCTGGGAAGTGTCCACTGATGGCTTGTCCTGTCCGGTTGACATCAGTCTCTGTATCCTCAGAGGCTAAATCGTTTAAGTACTTTGGAAAGAAATACAACCCATTCTTTTGTGCGATTTCGAACAACGTCGTTTCACCTTCGACACCCATCTGAACGGCGATGGATTCGAGCTTCTCCTGGTGTTCGTGGTCATCTGCGCGTCTGATGAACAGAGCGAGGTTACGAACATCCTCAATCGCTTGGTAAAGTCCCCCAGCTCTTTGATCGAGACTTGCCTTTTGGTTTTCGAAAACTGCTAGATGACTTTGAAGCAGCTCCCATGTTTGAGGGTCGAGTCCCGAGTACGGGTGCACCTCTCTGAGAAACCGATTCTTCTTGCCACCAAAAGTCGGGAATAAGATCACAAATAGACACATAAGTAGAACTATCCACAGCAACATTGCTGCGTAATTCCTCTACTATACTCGGAGAAAGAATATGTTCCCGTCCGACAAACTTTTGCTCCTTGCAGTCGTCGTCGTGACACAACTGGCATATACGTCCACGTGTAATACCAAACCACACGTGATTCGACTTGTGTACACCCTGGATCCGTTCGCAGTACTTGGAATCCGTCTGGACGATGATTCGGTCGTTTCCCTTTCTGAGGACACGTCGAACGTTTGCCAGTTCCTGACCCTTGAGATACTTGCGTATGTAACGTTCCAGTGGTGCACACGTGATTTCGACATTCACCGCCTCTTTGGACACCTCGTTCGTTCGAACTGCAAAGAGTTTGAGAGTTTCTGCTGTAGGCGTTGCATCAAACACACCCCCATTCAATTCACGCCATGGCACGTACGGTCCAGAATCCACAGACCCACGATCTCGTTTGTGCGACCAGAGCATTCGGAGTCCCGAGCCACCGTAGACGCTCGCGTCGATACGTTGACTCCATTCCGGGTCGTCTGGAAGTTCGAGGAGGATCCGAGTCCGTAGAGCGAGCGCTTCAGATTTTGTTACGAAAACATCCGGCCAATGGATGTGCACACCCGTTTTGACCTGGTTGTCCACCATTCGAGGTTCTGCGCGTGCGATGACGCATCGACCCTTTTGGACGACGGAATGCATCACCTCGACGAGATTGAGTATGACTTCATCTGGAAGTGCCTCTGGACCCTTGTAATCGAGATCGACGAAAAACTTGAAGACATCCGTCTTTTGCTCCACCACGTACAATTTTTTACCGAGACGTACTGCATGTATACAATCCACGTAAAATTCGTCAAGTTGTTCAAACGGAACTTGAAGAATTCCACCATCCATAAGGACGTGTGTCCCAGGACCCTTGTCTGTGAGCCATTTCTCCATAGTGTATTAGAGCCTGTTCTTTTTTATGTATTGGCGTTCACTATATTTTTAGACAAACCACCACGAAGCATAATGAGCTGTGTCAACAGCCTTGTAGTTATTCTGTTAAGAGATTTCCCTGTGTTTATTCGAAGTCCGTGAGTCCGAGCTATTTGCACAGACTTTTGTCTTATTGCCGTTTCGCCATTGGCTATTCTGGTGCTCAAATTCGTTCGTTGTGTGTGACTCAGTGTGTTGTAGTTGTTCTGAAGTCGTCTTACCAAACCATTACGGAGATTCATCAAACGCGTCAAGTTTCTCAAATTCCTATTATGACTCGCCATACTATAAAATTACAAAATTATTCTGTGTCCGAATCGTGCGTCAAGCGGCTCCAAAAGTCTTTGATTTTCATGACGACGACGGGCTCCGGCTCCTCAACGGGCTCCGGCTCCTTCTTCTCCTCCTCAACAACGGGCGGAGGCGGGGACTCCTTCGACGGAGACTCCTTCTTCAACTCCTCCTTTTTGATTTCATAGATGATATCGACGAGAGACATTGTCTTTGCCATCTCGTCGGCGTCACCGTATCCTCGCGCCTGGATGAGCATCTCTGCAAACATGCGCTTTGACTTGGTCATGTTCTGATGAATGTCAATATTTTCACACGTGTATTCTGACGCTGACCTTTAATTCCGGAAATAAAAGTTTGTACGTTGGGTCGAGGAAAGAGCTGTGTGAAAGTCTGGATTTGTGATGACGTGTGTGCGTATCATGTCCCAGAGGTTGTCACGGGCTGTGATTCCTTCGAGCGTGTCAAATTCCACCTTGTCGTTTTCGTCGTAGTTTTTGCGAAAATACGTTTGGCGATTCTCCATCTTGGATTTCTCCTCGTTGAATCGCCGAACGATATACGTGTGTTCATTAGCCGTCATAGGCAAATCGATTACGTAGACGTGGTAAATGCTGGTGACATCATCCTCAATGTCAGCTTCAGAATCTCCTGGACCTTTGTACTTGGTTGCAAATTGGAAATAGGAGTAGGCACCTCTTTTCAGGTTGATTGTGCCTCGAGTCTCCTCCTCGAGTTCCCGAACGGCACATCGTAAGGGATTGATAACCTCGCGACGTCGACACCCTCCTGTGACGAACGTCCACTCCTGGTACCGGCGGTCATGTACAATAAGCATATACTGCTTATTATTGATCGTCGTCACTGGAATCGCTATACTTTTGTGCCTCTCCCGACATGGCTGCTCTTGCGGGGAAGTCATTCCCTCCTACTGAGTCGTTCGTAAAAAAATTCATCAACTTTCCCCCACCCCGTGATGGTTCATATGTAATCAAAAACAAAAGTCCGAGCAAAAGAAGCCACTTCCAGATTTGCATTTATTATACTCAACTTTTATGTTTCCCCAAAATGTCTCCGATTTGTGCTTGCGTTATGTGACCTGACATGTCTATGAATTCTTCAACCGACATGGGTTCAAGATGCTTCTTCCGACGTTCTCTGTTGATAATAGGCTGAAACTGCAGCTTGTTCGACATCATATACTTTTTGAACTTGTTACTATGTGCGATTGTTTTCACGAGTGCTGTAATCGGAGCGATACTCGAATTCGGTGTTCGGCTTTCATTGATATAGGCGTGAAGGTTTCTCCGAAGCCATGCGAGGGACCACGTTTGACAAAACGTATCACCTGAGTGACACTGGGGATGACGACTACTTACATATAACGGTTTCTTTGCAAGTGTAGCAATTTTCTTTCGTGCCGTCTCATTCAAATAACTTCCATATGTACCAGACGTGTCCGATGGATCAAACACAGTGATACGTTGAGGTGTCATGTTGTATGTTACAAAGTGGTCCTCGCCACTCGAACGTTCCCCTGGAAGCACAAGAGTTCCAGTTGGATGTTGAATAGGTTTCTTCGTTCCCGGTGTAATTCGATAATCACCCTTCACGTTCGCGTAATATTTTCGAAATTCCACGTCAGAAACAAATATATCCCATAGCGTTTTCCAAGACGCAAGGTCTCGGCTCAACATATAGTTTGACGTGTATTTATTTCTTCAGTTAACAGGCTGAACGAGCGGAGTCCCAGTCTCAGCTTTGGCGCTGAATGAGTGTGCAAACGGGTTACTCTTGAGCACGTTGTTTGCCAAACCCAACCCCTGGTTGTTTGCTGACGAGCGGAAATCCTTCTGACCCTTGAATACGTTCAGACGGTCGTACTGGTTTGGAAGGTAGCGAGAGCCACGGCTTGCGTCGGCTGGGCGAACTGGGAGCGCACCCGCCTCGAGGCGCGTGTTTGTGTTGGCACCGACGGCACCCACGGGGTCGGCGCGCACGTTCATGCGTCCGCCGTTGCCGGGACGGTCGGGGTTGACACGATTCTTCGACCAGCGTATCGGATCGTTGTACGCAGTGTTGTACGCCTCTGCGACCATGTACTGCCCTGGACCCAGCTCGAGACCATCTTGACGAGAACCAGTCTCCTGGCGGT